GCATTTAGAAGACTTGGTATAAAAAAAGAAAACGTTATGCAACGTAGACATTACCAAGACTTTGGTAAAAGAATAAAAGAATATATAGGTTATGCTGAGTATGAAGATGACCACAATGGTTTTTTTACCACAGACAGTGAGTATTTAAGAATAGTTAATCTTGCAACATTAAAAGGGATTACTGCAGAACAACAATACAATCTACAAGAACACAATCAAGATTTAGAATTAGATAAGCTACGAATCATATCAAACGAACTACAAAGATATAAGAAAGAACACAATCTCATAGACTTTAATGACATGATATTAGAGTTTACCAAGTCCGATTTAGCAGTGCCAAAGTTTGATGTTGTATTCATAGACGAAGCACAAGATTTATCAAGAATGCAATGGGACATGGCAAAAGCGATTTGGCAAAAGACAACAGATTCTTTTATTGCGGGTGATGATGACCAAGCAATATTTAGATGGGCAGGGGCAGATGTGGACTCTTTCATAGCGCAAGAAGGACAGATGCTGCCTCTGCAACAATCTTACAGAATACCTGCAAAGGTGCACGGACTTGCAATGGGTATTATCAACAAAATTAAAACAAGAATAAATAAATCATGGAATCCTAAAATTCATCAAGGCTCTCTTTCAAGATACGATGACTTTGAAGATATCAATATGTCATCGGGTGAATGGTTGGTTCTAGCTAGAACTAAATACATGTTAGATAAGTTAGAGCCAACACTTTATGAGAGCGGTTACTATTACAATAATAAATTTAAGAAACAGAAAGAACATACTTTACACATGTCGGCGTTAGATTGGGAGCACCTACGTCAAGGACAGTTATTAAAGTATGATCAATTAGAAAAAATTTCTTCTTACATAAAGTCTTGGGATAAAAATAAAATTAAAGGAATGGCTAAAGAATCTTTTTATGGAATAGATCAATTAAAAAAACATTATGGCTTAAACACAGACAAAGTTTGGTTTGAAGCATTTGATGCAGCTCCAAGACGAGAAGTAAATTATTTAAAACAAATGAGAAGAAGAGGAGAACAATTAAACAAGCCACCAAGAATAACTTTGTCAACCATACATGGTGCCAAAGGAGGTGAAGCAGAAAATGTTGTGTTGTTAACAGATCTTAGTTTTAACACAATGAGAGGCTATGAAAGAAATCCTGATGATGAGAATAGATTGTTCTATGTGGGTGCAACACGGACCAAGGAACATTTACACATCGTTAGACCACAACAATATAACAAAGGATATGAACTATGAGTAAAGTATGGGACAAGCAGATCGCAGGATCACACTATCAAAAATATAAAATTCAACCAAGTAAGTTTGTAGTTGAGAACAAGTTGCTATATCCGGAAGGTTGTGCTATTAAATACATCATTCGTCATCAAGATAAAAATGGTAAAGAAGATTTAATGAAAGCGATACATTTTATAGAAATGATTATTGAAAGAGATTATCCTGAAAAACCAAAAGAAGAAAAAAACAATTCATGGGGGATAGTTAAATGATACAAAAACCCATGTTCTCACCACAGGTAGAGTGGTTACCACCAACAGAATTTCCTGATCTATCAAAATACGATGAGATAGCAATTGACTTAGAGACAAAAGATCCTGACTTAAAAACAAGAGGGTCTGGATCGGTAACCGGTAGAGGACAGATTGTAGGTATCGCTGTGGCTGTAGAAGACTGGTCTGGATACTATCCTATAAGACACGAAGGGGGTGGTAATATGGATATTAGAATGGTTCTAAAGTGGTTTCAAGATGTCTTAAATACACCTGCTACAAAGGTATTTCATAACGCTATGTATGACGTATGTTTTATACGTGCGGAAGGGCTAAAAATTAGTGGTGAGATCGTAGATACCATGATTGCTGGCTCTCTCGTGGACGAGAATCGCTTTCGTTACGATTTAGGCTCCATGGGTAGGGATTACCTTGGAAGAGGCAAAAATGAGGCTGTATTGAACGAAACAGCAGCCCTTTGGGGTGTAGATCCTAAGTCTGAGATGTATAAATTACCTGCTATGTATGTAGGTGAGTATGCTGAGAGAGATGCAGAGATGACTCTTGAACTATGGCAGAACATGAAACAAGAGATACAGCATCAAGATATACAATCTATTTTTGATCTCGAGACTGAACTCTTTCCTTGCCTCGTCGATATGCGTTTCCTAGGAGTTCGTGTAGATATTCAAGCAGCGAATGAATTAAAAGACAAACTATCATCAGAAGAAAAAGAATGCCTATTAAAAGTAAAAAAAGAAACTGGAGTAGATACGCAAATATGGGCAGCTCGATCCATTGCGCAAGTTTTTGAAAAACTTCGCCTACCATTTGACCGAACCGAAAAAACAAATTCTCCATCATTTACTAAAAACTTTTTACAAAACCACTCTCACCCTGTTGTTAAATTAATAGCTAGAGCTCGTGAGATAAGTAAAGCTCACACTACATTTATAGATACCATAATTAAACACGAACATAAAGGACGAATACATGCTGAAATAAATCAACTTAGATCAGATAGTGGTGGTACGGTAACCGGTAGATTTAGTTATAGTAACCCCAACCTACAACAGATACCTGCACGAAACAAAGAACTTGGACCACTGATCAGATCTTTGTTCATACCTGAAGAAGGTTGTAAGTGGGGTGTGTTTGATTACTCACAACAAGAACCAAGACTTGTTGTACACTACGCAGCATTACAGAATCTCTATGGAGTGGGCGACGTATTGGATGCATACCAAGATGGTGATGTAGACTTTCACCAGATCGTTGCCGATATGGCAGAGATACCAAGAGAACAGGCCAAGACAATAAACCTTGGTCTGTTTTATGGTATGGGTAAGAACAAATTACAAGCAGAGTTGGGTATTAACAAAGAAAGAGCCGAGAGTTTATTTAAACAATATCACTCACGTGTACCTTTCGTAAAACAACTCATGGATAATGTTATGCAACGTGCACAAGGTAGAGGTCGAATAAGAACTCTGTTGGGTAGAGTATGTAGGTTTCATTTATGGGAACCAAATCAGTTTGGCATACACAAGCCCTTGCCTCACGATGCAGCGCTCGCGGAACACGGACCAGGGATCAGGAGAGCATATACATACAAAGCTCTGAATCGACTGATACAGGGGTCCGCAGCGGACATGACTAAAAAAGCTATGATAGAACTACATAAGGAAGGCATCACACCACATATACAGGTGCACGATGAACTTGATATATCTGTAGATAATAACGCTGATAAGATAAAAGATATAATGGAGTCAGCTGTTGAACTAGAGGTACCCAACAAGGTAGACTATGAATCTGGAACAAATTGGGGTACAATAAAGTGAGGAAAAATTATGGCTTATTTGAATGCGAATATACCTGTGGAATATGCACAGATAAGGAGAGAATATCTTTATGATCTTAAGAAACATCATGGAGAAGTTGAAGACTGTGTTATCTTTGGTCTTAGCTGTATTACAGGTCGTGCTATTCTATTTCACGCTATCATGGAGAGCGGCGCAATATTTTATCGCCTTCCTATTAGTGCGTTTATTCAACGGGGTTTCAAAGTCGAGGACGTACCAAGAAGACGACTTGATGAACTTCAGCTTTGGAATTCTTTCAGTTATTATCCTGCTGTTACTAGTTGGGATATTTTAGAGTCACAAGCAGGCAAATACATAGGCAAAGACAAAAAATGGCACTATGGTAAATACTTATTTACTGTTGACTTTGCGCACCCAGAACCTAATATACTAGACACTGATCATTCTGAAATCCCGCACGAACACAAGTGCGCTCATGTGTTGGCACTAAATGATGGCAACTATGCTGCTCAGCCAAACAACAGATTGATTTGGGACATTCCATCCTTTACAGTTAAGGACCAAATCCCTGACTGGAAGGTACAAACTAACTATTGGAACGTAGAAGATACACAGAAGTGGCGAACAGAAGACACTGACAATTTCTTTTACGAGATGGAGGAAAAGAAAAATGATTAAAAAAATTAAAGCTAAGATAAAAAGCTGGATAGATTGGTACGTAAACTGGCTTTTTAGCTGGCAAAAAAATGATAAGAAATGAGTAAGAAACCACTAAATATATCAGAAGAAGCAGCTGTCCAAATGCCAATGAAGACGGTTGCTTCTCTAATTATAATTGTAGCACTTGGCACTATGGGTTATTTTCAAATGGTAGAACGTTTAAACCAACACTCAACAAGACTAGAGTTGATGGAAAAAGATTTAACAGAAAACACAGACTTTAGAATAAAATGGCCACGGGGCCAACTTGGCTCGCTTCCCGCGGACTCGGAACAATTCATGATGATCGAGGATCTTTATAAGCAAACCGACAAGCTAAGCAAACATATAGAATCTATGGCGTTAAACAAAGTTAACATTGAATTTTTACGTAAACAAATGGACAAGGTTTTGATTGACATTGAAAAATTAAAAGATGCAAACAGAGAAATGAAATATACAAATGGGAGCTCACAATGATAGAGACTGTGGTGGCCCTGCTGATGTTCTGGGACGGAGAGATCAAGGAACACAGAATACAAGAATCAATGGCGGAATGTTTACGTGCACGTCGTGTAGCAGAGCGTGAATTTAATCCAAACATATCTTACAAATGCATACGTAGTGAAGCAGAGACAGAGATCTACATGGGTGAAAAGAGTATCAAGAAACTTCACCTTAAATGAACAAGCCCAATAAAAAAAGAAATCCAGTAGCAAAGCAGCTTAGACATTTCAAAAGAAAAGTGATAAAGAGTAAAAGAATATATGACAGAAAAAACAATAAGATTTCATACTGAGATAGTTAATGGTATATGCCCAACGTGTGAAGAGTACACGATGTTGGTAGGCCTAACTAGACAATACTTTAGATGCATTACATGTGGTGCAGATCTAGAACAATTTGTAAATGGTAAGATAAGTTACATACCAGCACTAGAAAAAGCTACAGTGCAATCTGTAGTTGACGGATATTTTAATAATGGGAAAGAAAGCTAAGTTTGGTCTAGTCACAGCCCCACGTCAACGGCCTAGAAAGAGACCGGGCAGGCACAA